GTTCTATGAATACAGTTTTACATGCCTGTGCAATGTCCATGTGTTCCTTCTGAGTTCCATGAGCGGATCTCAGTTCAATATAATGAATCCATGATCTACAAGAACCTGTCATATAAATTCTTGTTGGTGTGCAAAGTGGTAAGACCATTCTGGCACATTCTTTTGCAACTCCTTCCTCTAACATCTGTTGATATAAGGCGGTTGCAGAGTCAAACAAAGTTTTCATTTGTAATTCTAACTTCTGTTTGACAAACTCGTCAAGATCGTCTGTAGAGTTTTGACGATTCTTTAAATCTTGTTTCCTAAGACTAGGAATAGGAATAACTCCTAATTGGGTACTATCAGCATACCGTTGAGAGAACTCTTGAAAGGTAAATGACCTGTGACGGAGTATCTGTGCTGCGATGGCACGAGTTGTCTCTATCTCAAGAGTCATACTAGATTGTTCAAATACTGACCAGTGTTGATGTTTGATGCAATATTTGAGAAGTCCAGCAAACTTTTCGTTGTCCTGATTAGCAGGGTTGGAAACTCTGGCAATATGAGCCATAGTTTTCTCTGCATCAGGTGTAACTGTTACTAATTTTACGTCCATTAAAGTTCTTCTATTTGGTCGCCGTATCCTACTGTACGACTTTGACCACCTTCAAGTATTGTATATGAACTAGGATCAGAATATACTTCTGCTTCTAATTCCTCAATAACCGTTTTCAAGTTCTTAATGATAAGTTTTAAGTGGTTCTTGTCCATATCAAATAAAATAATTAAAATTAATTACACATCTACGAAGTTCATCAGTTGGTGAGCATCCAGCATGTTTAGTATTTGAATTAAATACTACCATACGATTAGCTAAACTGTCAACCTTTGTACCATCTTCAAATCTGGTATAACCATCATTGCTATTTACATAATATATCGAGGTGATACAATCGTCAACATCTGTATGAAGATCGTATTCCTGTCTCTCTGGTGTTCTCATATTTAGATTGGCTTTTATCCTCACTATTGAGATAGGTTCCAACTGATTTATGATAGGCATGAGATTATAGAAGAATTGACTTCTAGGTTCAAACTGTGCATAAAATACATGACAAAATTGAAAATATCCATCATCAGGTGTGTTTACACCATTACCAAACTGCCATTGAAAAGAAGAATCCTCCATCAGAGTTTTGCGGAGGACTTCGTAATCATCTGGTTTTAGGAAATCATCAATTATTTTCAAATTCTTCTGCCTCTTTCAATAGATTTGACACATATTTTTCTGTGCCATCCATAGTTTTAACAGCAAATAGATTCGACTTCATATATCTCTTGGTCTTCTTGTACTTCTTGAGTAGTTTCTTATACTCAGCTTGATCCATCTCGACTTTGCCTTGTTTGGCATCACCTGAGTATTTACTACCAGCAACATTTCTACCATCTCCCATAGGAGATGAACCACTATACTCACTCACTTAGTATATCCCCCTCGAAGTTCATCATGGCGAGTAAAGTGTCATATGGAATCCATGCAGGGTCTTCATTCTCGAACTGCACTTCTACTTCCTTTATGTTTTTTTGTAAGAATCTGCTATAGGAGGTTCTTACATTTTTAACAACACTCATAGGATTAATCATTTTCGTTTTCTTTGGGCTGGTTTTGATGTTGTTTTCTTCTCTGGTTCGGGATTCCATTGTTTAGGATTCACTTGACCAGCGGTTTGTTTCCAACCCTTTAGACCTGTCTTGTACTTATCATAGTAATGATCGAAGAGTTCAACTCCCTTCTGACACATAGTAATGTCATAAAAAGTCTTTTCTTCACCATTTTCTTTATCGACATACTCTATCAAATAAGCAGTATAAGGTAATTTCTTATTATCTGCCAATTTTGGATCACATTTTTCATGAAGTACTTTAAGCATTAAGATCTATTCCCCCAAGTAATTTCTGGATATGCTTCTGCCACTAATTCCTTAGTGATACCATATTTGGTATTCAAGGCCTTGTCTTTTACAAGAATAAGGATTTCTGCCTCTGGTTGAGGTAGAGTCTGGAGCATGTTGATAAAGATTGTTTCTCTCTTGATCTTATTGAGTTGATCGTCACCACCTTTTACAAAACGGTAGAACTGTCTTGCAGAGTTACGAATGGTAGTTCTTTGTGGCAGACCTTTATCTACACTCGCCTGAACATCACCCTCTACAGGTTGATATGGAACGCTACCTTCTGGTAGAACAGATATAACTGACTCATCAAAGTTCCATATCATCACCATTTTAAAAGAGTCGTCTCCGTGTGTGCGAAGAATATCTATCTTTTTGGCTTTTACTTTCTCAGAATCGACAGCTTCTAAGATTTCATGAACCATAGGATTGGGTGGCAGTGTCTTTTTCTTTACTGTCACTGTCCTTGGTTTTTTGGCTGCTGTAGTAGACCTTTTGCGAGTTGATGTAGTTTTTCTACTCCTCGTCGTCGTCTTCTTCGCTGTTGTCATTTTCAAACCTCACGGCTACTATTTCATCGGGAATAAGATTCCCATTTTCATCATACATTTCGGGATGACTAAAGGCCATGCCTTGATTCTGTAAGTTGATGTAGTTATTTTGTTGTGCTAACCATCCTATTATACCACCTAACAGTAGAAACGTAAAGCATAATATGCTGAACATAACAAGAAGTACTGTAGTTTCCATTTTGACCTCCGAGGGTTAGTTTTTCTTTTTTATGTCTATCGATAGTCTAATCTCTCTGCCAAATAAGGCAAGCTTGATATCGAAGAACTTTGGTGTTTGTTTAGGCGGCTTCTTTTTGTCTCCTTTGAGTACTAATTCTACGCCTTTATTTATGTCCATATTTGGAGGAAACATGTTAAATTAATCTATGTTCTTTTAAATATTTCAAGGTTTCATTAGCGTTACCTAATTTTTTTCCGTCCAAAATTACCTGTGGTAGAGAGAGTGTATCTGGAAACTCACTCTCAAACTCCTCTTCTGTGTAATCTTTGTGTAACTCTTTATACTCATAGTCTTTTCCTAAGAGTTCAAGGACGGTTTTTACCTTAAAACACATAGGGCACTCATTTTTTCCGTAGATTGTAAACATAATTAATACCTAATTACTTCTATTTTATGCCACTCATGGTCATAAACTAATAAACCTCCGAGTGTATCTTCATTATAGCATACTGTAAAATATGTAGATAACTTTCTACCATCTAGTCCCCTATGTGGCGTGTCACCTACAAAAAGAACCCGACCTTCTAGTGGTTCACCACCTAAGACTTCGGGCACTCTAACTATAGAACCTTTACGGATTGCTACAGTTCTCTCTGTATCTAAGAAAACTTTCTTCGATTCCTCTTGTATCGGTTTTACCTTGCGATACCCAGAGGTGGCAGAATTCGTACAGGTGACGGACATTTTCGAGAGTGTTGAATTGTTTTAAGGAAAGAAATGCTTGTTGGCGTATTGCCATGCGTTCATCACAATATCTTAAGTCATTCATCTTTCTCTTTTTCCTTTTCCATTCTATCAATGGCAGTGGTCATCTTATCAAAGAGACTTTCAGTTCCTTGAATGTTATCAAGATGTGAAATAATACCACCTAGTTCTCTTACCACATATGGTTTCTCTACTCTTGCTGCGAACGCAAGGGCGTCACGAAGATGAACTTCCGCCTTCCTGAGACTTTCTAAAGTTTGTTCTGATAGTGCCATTAGTCTTTCTTAATTGAGTTCCAATCGTCTTGGAATAATTGTAATCCCTTGTCGGTTAGAATGTGGTTGTACATCTTGCCAAATATAGCAGGAGGCATGGTAACAACGTCCGCCCCTACTGAGAAACAATCTGCAACATCTTTCACATTTCTAAGTGATGCAGCAAGAACTTGAGTTCTTGATAGGTGTTCTCTATATAGTTTCGCAATGTCCTTAACCAACCCTAAACCATCAAATGAATTGTCGTCAACTCTTCCTACAAATGGTGAAATATATGTAGCTCCTGCCTTTGATGCGAGTATTGCCTGTGCAACTGAGAAACATAGTGTTACGTTCACAGTAAATCCGTCCTGTGACAATAACTTACATGCCTTCAGACCCTCTACTGTTAGAGGTACTTTGATAGTCACATTTGATAGATCTTTAAATGCTTGTGCCTGATCTACCATATCAAGAGCGGCATCTGCAACTACCTCTGCCGATATAGATTCAAAGAATGGGAAATCTCCCGATATTCTCTTAATTGTTTCTACTGGATCTCCACCACTCTTAAGTATTAGTGATGGATTTGTTGTCACACCGTCAATGAGACCTGATTGATTTGCTTTTTCAATGTCTTCGTATACGGCAGTATCAAGAAAGATTTTCATTTTTTGGTTTTTTGTTCGCTTTTTTAATAAGTTTGGCGTAGAGTACGTCCTCTTTAGTATAGAGGTCAGGTGATTTTTTTGCAACTTTTATTAATCTTTTTGCTGTTTTTCTTTGGGATTCAACACACATGTATCTTTTTTTCGTATCATTACTTTACTATTTAACACAGGAGATAAGTAAAAATACGCACTGGATTCAGAAGGTAAAGATTTTCTTAACTTTCTGACCATAAGAAGTTGTTTTTCTAGCAAGGTCATCTTCTAAGGGTTTTCAAATAATTGAGGACATCATCTCTGATCCACATGAGTTCATTATAACACCCCTGATTGTGAGCACAACCTCTAAGTTGATGATCTGGTGCAATAACTGATTCTATGAATATGTCAAGGCCACGATTCCACTTTACGTCCTGTGATTCATGAGCGTCTACTTTTGCTTGGTCTTTCATAATGGTCTTGGTTTTTCTTCAATGTACTTGTCAGTGCCAGTCATCATCTTTAGTTTCTCTATAGCTAACCACTGGTTCTCCATTTCTGAACAGAGATATTTGAGTCTTTTTTCATTTACCTCTGACATTTCTAGGAGATGTGCAATAGTATCAGAGAGTGTCTGTTTATTGCCATCACCATCTTTGAGATATATAGAGTAATTTTTTTCAAATTTACGAATCAGGCGTCTTCTCAGCAAAAAGTAGAGAACTAGATTCAGTATGATAACAAAAGTCATTTTTTAGATTTTATTGATCCCCATGTAAACTGGAAAAATCCTTTAATGGTGGAAAGTAGTGGGAATGGTCTACTTGAACCAATTTCATCGAAAACATCCATATTCAACTTGAAAGCATAGTTTGCTTCGTTGATGATCTGTTCACTATCAGAACAAGTAATAGGAAGATTATCTAGAGCATGTCTATATCTTTCCTTAAAACCTTTTGGATTGGATATTCCTTCAAATTCATAGAAGGCAAGTCCTTTTCCATCCAAATTCATTGATTTATTTGCGATATTTCTCAATATTTGACCACCAGACAAGTCACCGAGATAACGTGTATAATGGTGTCCTACTAAAAACTTAGCATTGATCTTTTTGACTCTCTTGACGTAATTTTTACAGGCATCTGTAGGAGAAATAGTATTTCTCCAATTTTCTCCCCAATAAAACTCACAATCCTTTTCGAGAGAAGGCACACGTTTGAGTTCATCAAACGCTATAGGTGCGATAAAAGGATCATCTTTAAATCTGTCTACTTGTTCCTCAAGAGCACTGTATATGAAGTAAAAGTCTGCAATAAGTTGTTTATAACTCTCTTTACTTACCACACCAGCGAGAAAATTGGTAACAAACCCAGTGTTCTCTGCCATTGAGTGAGATTTAGATGTGTCCTTCTTTATTTTTTTAGAAAATGTGGTTAAAGTCATAATTTCATTCTACATCATTTTTGTCTTTTTGTCTAGGGGGATGAAGAGATTCATCTATCGCTGGATGAAAAGAGTATTCATTATTCCATTTAAAGGAAGTGTTGTTCAGTTCGTGTTTTTTGGGTTTTATACCCAATAGTCTTTTAATTTTCTTTAGCATCGAGATAATCCACAAATAAGACACCTTCTAAATGGTCAATTTCGTGCTGAACCACTCTGGCAGCAATACCATCTAGTTTCCATTTCTTATATTTACCATCTTTATTTTGAAACGTTACTTTTATTGACTTAGAACGTAAAACTTCCCCATTTTGGTCTGGAACGCTTAAACACCCTTCATCAAGTAATACCTTTTCTTCGCTTTTCCACGTTATTTTGGGATTTACCATTAAATGAGCATATTTTCCATGTTCTTCTGTTGTCTCATCTACTATAATTACCCTTTTATTCACACCTATCTGTGGTGCAGCTAAACCTATGCCATTGGCCATCCACATCGCCTGGCACATTTCTGCATAGAGTTTTGTCATCTCATCTTTGTCAAATTCGACTTCTTCGGACTTGACTCTGAGACATCTATCTCCAATAGTTTTAATCTTCTTCGGGGAAATCATAGGGGCCATTTAATTTACGTTCATGTTCTCTTTCATCAAGAACTTCGTGTAAAAGTTTTTTAATTTCTTGTTTTAGTTTTTCTGAGAGTAATTCTAACATTACATTCCTCTCCAGAAATCATCTACTGGTGGTGCAGCATTTCTGGATACCATGTATAGTGCTACATTACAAAAAAACCATGTAATATTCGTATACCATGCTTGTCTCCAACAATACCTCCTATTTGTTTGCACAATAAAAAGGTTAGTTTCGTTGTCTTTTACAAACTGTTCTAGTATCAATGAGATAACAAAACCGATTGCAAAAACGTAAAATAGCAGATTTAACAAACCCGCCGCTGAAAGTAAAAAACTGATCATTTTCTAATAATAATTACATCTCCCTCATCATCACCCTCCTCGGCGTCAGGTTTAAATACTAGGAGTTCTTCTCCAGATTGAACATCAGACATTTCTGGATGAACATTTCTTCTGGGAATTGGTTTGTTTATGGATTCTATAGATATTGTAGTCATTTTCCACATAAAAGCAAATGTGGCTCCTGCTACAGCAAAAAAGAACACACCATATAATATAACTGAAAAATCATTCATCTGTTGAATAGTCTTTGTATTGGCACTTGTTTTAGTTTTTCGATAACATCTACCTCGACCTTATCTACAACTTTATCTAATAAGTCAATATCTATCTCCATAAATGGCGGTATTATACCTAATAGACGTAATAAACCATCTACAAACAACGCCAGAGTGGTAAAACCAAGAATCATACTGATTACAGTAGCATCTCTGTTATGTTTAGCCATGGACGCCTCATCAATCTTTCTCGCCTCATCTATGGCGTATTGAATTAGAGCGTCTACTTCGTCTTTGGTGTAAGTATCTTTCTTTGGCTTATATACGTCCGAAATCGGAAGATCTAAAAGTTGACCCTGTAGGACAGAAAAATACCCGAATTTTTTTTCCGCTTTTTTTGGTTTTAAAAGCTCGTTTTCGCCACGGCTAGTAGCGATCTGGGATTTTGTCATAACTTTCACGGTAGTCTAGGGGTTTCGCTTGTCGGATACATCCTACTGCTTTTTCAAAACAATTTGAATTGAAAACG